TGACTTAAAAGTCATGCGCAAGCTGGCCAAGCTCGATCTGTATTACCTGATGGTCGTGATTTGTAACAGGACCGATCTTCTCGCCTGTGCCAATCCGCAATGGGTCCTGGACCGTGCCAGAGAAGTACAGACCAATCCTGACGGGTATTTGGATCTGTGGGCGCGTGAACACTACAAGTCTTCCTTAATAACATTCGGTCTGACTCTCCAGGACATTCTTAAAAATCCGTCAATCACCATCGGATTCATTTCCGAGAAGTACACCATTGCGGCGGATTTCCTTGGTCAGCTGAAAATGGAAATGGAAACCAACGCGCTATTAAAGAAACTGTTTCCTGAAATTCTATATGAGAACCCCATAGAGCAAAGTCCAGTTTGGAATACCAGCGAAATTACAGTAAAGCGCAAGGGCAACCCCAAGGAAGCGACCATAACAGCACAGGGCTTGGAATCTACCAAGGTCGGTGCTCACTATGACGTGATGGTGTTTGACGACGTGATCACGGACAGGTCTGTCGGTGAACCTGAGAAAATCGCCAAGATAACCAACTTGTTCACCTTGTCTCTGTCCATGTCCAAGCAGGGCGGACGCATGAGGTTCATAGGAACCCGTTGGAGCCATGCCGACACCTACCAACACATCATTGACGAAAAAATAGCCGTACCGCGTTTGAAGCCTGCTACCGATGATGGCCAAGCTAGCGGCATTCCAGTGTTGTTCAGTCCCGAATACTGGGAACAGAAGGTCAACCAGAACAGCACCTACAACCTGGCCTGTCAGTATTTGCAGAATCCCCTAAGCGGCAGTGAAAAGACCTTCAACCTGGAGCAATTGCGATTCTGGGACGTTCGTCCCTATGCCCTGGCCGTCTACGTCCTATGTGATCCAGGCGTCAAGAAGACAAAAACGTCTTGCGATACTGCAATGGTCGTTATTGGCGTAGACCCAGGCAAACACTTGTTCTTGCTTGACGGCTATTGCCACCGAATGAGCTTGTCTGAGCGCTGGGAGAATTTCTCCACACTGGTTTCAAGGTGGTCTAAGACTCCCGGAATCACCAAGGTACACGCGGCCTATGAAATTTACGGGGTTGGTGCCAGTGACGTTGAATACTTCAAAGAACAAATGTCCAAGGGTATCGAGCGCAACTGGTTCGAGATACACGAACTAGCCCACACCATCAAAGGCCAGGAATCCAAAGTCTCAAGAATCGAGCGCATAGAACCCGATTTGAAGAAGCAATACATTTTCCTTCCTTGGGACAATGCCGGTAAACCGACACGCGCCCAAATGGAGAAGCTACAGGACAACCAGAGCGTTCTTATCAGCAGGCCGATTAAGATTCTGAATGGTGGTGAAATCTACGACCTAACAGAAATCTTCTTGAATCAGCTAGACAAGTTCCCGTTTGGCTCCAAGGTGGACTTGCTAGACGCCTTCTCACGCATCTATGACTGTGAAATCCGCGCACCTAGTGACCTGGTGCAGAAGTACGGACGTACCTACAGCGTTCCTCGCATTCCGTTCAGCGGCAAGCTTAAGCACACACCGATCATAGGCAAGCGTAGTGGAGGGATGTTCAACAAAGGAGGCTAAACCACGAAACTAAATACTGGTGCTGACTAATAAAGGATAAAAGAATGAGCACCAAACCACCAGCCAACCAAATCATTATGGATTTGGACCTAGGCAACGCCAAACAAAACATGGAAGCCCTGCGAAAGGAAAACGCTAGGACTACTCCACACAAAGCCGGTCAGATCGAGACCAAGCAAACCGACCTCACAAAGCTAATGGACTTGGTTCCCTTCAAGGATGAAGAGCAGAAAGCACGCGCCCATAGAACGGCCTACATGCTGACGAAGGTCTACGGAAATCGCGGCTGGGTTATTTCAGCAAAGCCAAGATTGATCCTGATTAAGCTTTGGGAACTCTACAAGCTTGGCGGAACAAACATAGCGATGGTCATCAATCAGGATGACTGGGATACAGAAGAGCAATACGAAGCCCTTGTAATTAAGAAAGCCGGTGAACTCCTGGAACGCGCCAACATGTTGCGCCGCTGGGACGGTCACGACTTTGAAATCATCACAGACATTCCTCATGGCTTTGAGGAGTTTCTACCAAAGACCAAATACAAGGTGGTCGATAAGGTTGACCAGGTTGTAGACATGGTCAAGAACTTTGAGAAAGAGCAAGAAGCGTTGAAGTCCTCTAACGGTGAATCAGGCGACAAGTAAGGAGAACCGAACCCTAAATACCATCGCTTCCCTAAAGAAAAATAATAATGACTATTCCGACCCTTTCACTAGACCCAAACAGCCAACCTGTAGACACATCCAAAATCCTAGGTAATAAGGAAACGGGTGCAGGCTCTAACTTTGTTCCACCAGAGGAACTAGAAAAGCTCCAGAAGGAAGTTCAGCAGGCTCAGGACGATTTGGAAGCGAATAAATTCCTTAATAGGTCTATCCAGGCTTACGAAGCATCAGACAAGTATTTCAACGGCTCAATCAGGCCGAAGCTAAACGACAGCATCAAGAGTTACAACAACCAGCACACTTCTGGTTCTGTGTTTGCAATGGATAACGATCCATCTAACAGCAGAATCTTCCGACCAAAGACACGAACCATTCTAAGGAAGTATGCCGCCGCTGCTACGTCCAGCTTTTTCAGCAATCTAGACATTGTCTCTATTGAGGCCGAGAACGCTTCCGACAAGGCCGAAGTAATCAGCGCTGCTATTACCAAGTCTTTGGTCAACTACCGACTACGAAAGCACGTCCCTTGGTATCAGATTTGTACGGGTGGATTTACTGACGCCTTGGTGCAGGGTCTTGTTATCGCGCACATCTATTGGAATGTAGACCGCGACGAAGAAGGCAACCTTATTAACGAAAAGCCGGTAGTGGATTTGATCCCGCTTGAAAACATCCGCTTTGATGCCGCGTCCGACTGGACAGACATCGTTAATTCAACCCCGTTCCTAATCATCTTGAAGCCAATGTATGTTGGCGACGTTAAGCAAGATATGGAGAAGGGCAAATTCAACAAACTGTCTGATGCGGAGATTGCTGCGTCATTCAGCCGTTCAAATTCCAACACAGTCAAGGAACGCAACGCTGGCGGTAGAGACCCATACGCGGACAACGCACAGTCAGGCATTCCGAACGACTACCAGATAGTGGTTGTACAGATGCACATTCACCGTATCGACGGCCAAGACTGGCTTTGGTACACGCTGAACAACACAGCCATGTTGACCGATCCTGTACCGCTCCAGGATGTCTATTTCCATGGTAAGAGGCCGTTTGTAATCGGTGCGGCGGACGTTGATCCACACAACGCTTACGTTACTCCGCTTCCTGAGCTTCTACAGCCAACACAGGAGGAAATGAACATTCTGGCCAACCAGCGTAGGACCAACGTTGACATGGCCATGAACCGCAAATGGAGGGTAGACCCCGCAGCCGGTGACCGATTCGACCCTATGGCGTTGCTTGATAACGCAGTGGGTAGCCTTGTTCTAGCCCCAAAGGATGCTTTGGAAGCCCTAGACGTACCTGACGTTACTCAGTCGAGCTACTTAGAACAGCAAGGACTAGACAGAGACTTTGACGAACTAGCCGGTAACTACGCTCCACAGCCTAGCCAGGTCGGTAATTCACCAAATGACAGCCACAAACAAGGACAGTTGCTCAACACCAACGCCAATGTGTTGGTTGAAATGGCGTTGAAAACCTACACCATGACCTTTGTTGAACCTGTCCTCCGAATGATTGTGTTGTTGGAACAGTACTACGAAACGGATGACGTAGTCGTGGGCTTGGCTGGCATGCAAGCCGGTCTGTTCATGCGATACAACGGCAAAGTTCAATGGAGTGTTGAGGCCGCTAAGCTAGCTCAGATTCCTTCACAACAGCCACAGCCAGGGCAGAGCGCACCACAGGGCCAGCCAGGACAACCAACACCACAGCAACAGCCACAGCAAGGCCAACCCGGCTTAGTTGGAATGCCCCAGCCGCAGCCAGCACAGGCACATAGTGGCGCTCTACCTCAGGGTATCAGCGTTTCTGATCTTCTAAACAAAGAATTGACCATCAAGGTCAACGTTGGTCTTAACGCCACCGATCCCGAACGCAAATTGCAGAAGTTCCTGTTTGGCATTACCAGCTACATCAAGACTTTCGGACCCTCTGTACTTCCTTCACTCGATAAAAAGGAAATCTTCTCCGAAATGATGGCGCTATCCGGCTATGGCGACGGATCTAGATTCATGGATCAGAACTTGTCACCAGAGAAGACCCAGATTATGCAGCTTACACAGTTGCTCAATCAGAAGAACGCGCCTCTACAGACCAAGTTGCAGATTGCACGCGAAGGAAACGCTTCACGCGAGAAGATAAAGGCCGCTGAACTCAAGAAAGACGAAAAGGTTTTGTTGGCGGACAACATCAAGTTTATAGCCGAGCATTCGGCGGAAATGCACCAGGCGACAAACCAAGAACAACCACAACCAACAGCGCCAACCGCTGACACTGCCGCGCCTCAACCAGCACAGGGCTAAATCATGTTGTCTATCGTAGACCGTTTGCACTCAACTTTTAACACCGAAACACACCAGCAAAAGCAAAGAGCGGCGGAAGAGAAACGCGCCCAGGAAGAACAGTTGGAAAAAGCTTGTGTGATTTGGCTCAACACCGATGTTGGCCGCTTTTTCATGGCAAAGATCAAGGAAGACAGACAGCAGACCCTTAACGAATTGGCGCTAGCTGATCCTACCGACATAAATACCGTTAGAGCGCTGCAAACCAAGGCTCAAATGATTTCACGCATTCATCTGTACATCAATGAAGTGCTGTTGAAGCTAAACGTAATAAGACAGAAAGGATAAACGACCATGTCAACACCGCTAACAACCCAGGAAGTGCTTGAACTGAACAAGTTCAAAGCGCCAGAAGTCCCAAACAACCGACAAGACGACATCCAAGCAGCGACGAAGGCCGCACGCGATAGGCGAGAGGCGGCACGTAGAGCCAATGCCAAGACCGCAGAACAGACCTCAGGATTTGCGGAGACTGTTGCAAAGGGAATCGCCGGATTTAACGAACGTCTGGGAATCAAGCCAGCGGTTACCGGAGAAGTTACCCAAGAAGAGAAGGTAACCAACCAGGTTGACGAATCTGCTATTAACAACAACGTCGAAGCCCTAGAAGAAATTGACGCAGAGTCAGGCAACACCAAGATTACCCGCATCATCAACGGCAAGAAGATTACCAAGACCTTGAATGAATGGCTTGGACAGGCGGAAAAGGTGGAGAACGCTGACGAATATCTAAGCCAAGCTGTCAGCCATCTTCAAAAGACAAGACAGCCAGTCATTCAACCAGCCGTAGTTACGGCTCCTGTAGACAATGACGCGGAAGACGATGCACTAGCGGAAGCAATCCAGGTTGGTACACCTGAACAGCGCCGCGAGGCTATCCGCACCCTACGTAACCAAGCTGCACAGACAGTTAATCAACAGATGACCGTCAACGCGGCTAAGGAACGTGCACGCCTAGCCTATGACACGGTCAGAGCCGCTAACAAGGACATCTTTGCTGATCCAAACCTAGAAGCTATCGCCATTCGCAAGGACAGGGAACTAGCCGAAAGCGGCACGGTTCTTGATCCAAACGACAGAGCTAGAGACTTTGAATTAAGGTTCCAGATGGCCGTTGACCAAACACGCGAATGGTACACAGGCGTCAAGAAGAACACCGAAGCTGAAATTAAGAAACAAGACTTGGTGGAGCGCAAGAAGAAGCTTCTTAATGTTCAGTCAAGCAACGCCAAAGTAAATGCACCATCCGAGGACAACGGACAGCCGGTCTTTGGTGATGATCAAGACGCCTATAGGCAACATGTAATCAGAGAAATGAACAAGCCAAAAGCACAGGGCCATAAACGTAAGGTAATGGTTGGAGCCTAAATAAAGTCAACGTTTCAGAAAGCTAAATACAAGCATCGATAACAACAACAAGTTCCTGACCACAGGAACACTCTCCGAGGATTCCATAAATGTCAGGTCAAACCTACTCAAATTCTAGCCAGTTCTACGGTAACCAGTTGTCAGACGTTCTACGTTTGGCGGTTGAGCCTCTAACTAAGTTCCGTCAGGTTGCTGACTCTCAAATCAGCACCGGGAGACATCGCGGTAACACGATGACCTGGAGCGTCATGGGTGATATTACTTCGCCCGGAGGAGCGTTGAACGAAAGTACAACCATGCCAATCGGTTCTTTGACCGTGGCACAGGGTACCTTGACCGTCAGTGAATTCGGACAGGCCGTCAACTGGTCACGTTTCTTGGAGGACTTGTCTAAGTTCAGCATTGAAGATGCACTTGGCGTTGCTCTTACAAACGACTGTGCAAAGACTCTAGACCGTCAGGTTTGGAACCAGTTCAAGCAAACCCAGCTTCAGATTGCTGCTACATCAGGAACCAGCAATTCAGCGGTAACCCTTTCAACCGGAGCAACAGGTGTAACCAATAACGTTGCTATGACCTTGGGACACGTTCGCGCTGTTTCTAACTTGATGAAGTCTAGAAACATCCCTGCATACCGTGGACAGGACTATTACTGTATCGCACGTCCAAGCACGTTCGAGTCTTTGCAGTCTCCAACATCTAGCAACAACTACACCAACACATCTGGTGACAACTTGCAGGGTGTTCACCAGTACACAGCAACCGGCTTGCGTTACATCATGGAAGGTGAAATAGGCCGTTACCGTAATGTTCGATTCATCGAACAGACCAACATTGGTGCGGGTATCGGTGCCACTGGCCTAGATCCACAGTTCTACCCAACCTTCTCAGACATGGTCCCTTGGACCAATGCACAATCTGACTGGGCTTTCTTTTTCGGAGAAGACACGGTTATTGAAGGTATCGTGGTTCCAGAACAGTTGATCTCTGACTTGCCTCACGATTTCTTCCGTTCTAAGTACCTTGGATGGTATTACACAGGCGGTTATGCAATCACACAATTCCAGGCTACAAACAGCCGTGTTTTGTGGTGGAACTCAGCAGCGTAATCCGACATAGAACAAGAACAAAGCAATTTTTAAGGAAACGAATCAATGACAACTCAAGCCCCACTAGCAAACACTGCTCTTAAGTCATTCCCATATGACCATGCGCAATACACCGAGCACGATTTTGAACAATCTGGTGTAGGTGCGCCGCATATCGCAGCTTCCGGAACATCAACGGGTAATGGTGCGTACCCTGTATTCACAGCTGGTGCCCAAGGCTTTATTTACGCTGCCACTGTAACCGTGACAGTAGCCGGAACAGGTGCCGCTTCAGGAATCACAACGACTTTGGTCCGCGCCAACAACGGCGCAAACGTGTCTAACACAATAACCATTGGAAACACTATCACTACTGGAATAAACGCCAGCGGTAATGTGTTCAGCACTGGTCCATTTACCTACAACCTATTCTCAAATGGTGCTGTCTCGGGATCTAATACTGCAATACCTGGTGGCTTGTTCGTGAACGTCGGCGACACTATCATCATGACTCATACCGGAAACACCTTGGTTTGTGGTGTCACTGTTGAATACGCTGTTGCGCCAGGCGCAAGCGTTTCAGCTTAAACTTTTAGAGGAAACAGAAGAATGACTATCCGTAAAGACGACCCAGCCTATGGTGTAAAGGGACGACCAGCACCACTAGACAAGAAGGGCACAGGCGCATCTGATTCAGACTTGGCACTAAACGGCCAAGCGCCTCCAGGTCAGTATATCCAAGACCAAATGGAATCACAGGACGTTAAGAGGATTGCAGCATTGACACCAAAGTCAGCTAGCTCAATCTTGAAGTCTGGTACTGCGAACCTGAACTAATCCAACATGGCTAAGTTCATCGGACGCAAAAAGGAAGTAGAGGACACGCTACCAGCACTAACACTGCCTGGTGACGTTAAGGAACGCTTGCAGTTCAAGCCTTTGCTTCCTGGTAAGAAGAAGCCAGCCGGTGAGAACTGGAGGGGCTTCAAGTCCGAGGGCGGATCAGTAAAGTCTGATGACGCAGTCGGATCACAGCGTAGG